CTGGGCATCGAGGGCCGCGCTCGCGCATCTGCTGGTAGCGCCATCGTCCTATGTCATCGCGACGACGAGGGGCGCCTCATCCATATCCGCGCCAGCAAGGTCGGGGAGAACGGCGTAGAGCCGGACACTTGGTATCAGTTGAGCGCTGATGGTGAGTTCGTCGAATTCGAAGAGTGAGCCACCCGCGCCTGCCGGGTTCCCCAACGCAGGCCCGATCCACCTGGCTCCATCGCCAGGCTGTATCGGAGAGTGGTCTGAAATGCGCAGGCTGAGGCGCTGCCCCGGCAGTGGCACTGCAAATCTTACGGGGTCTTCCCGGAAAACAGCAGCGAGCACGGAGATCAGCACCGCCCTGGTCCCCGGGGCTGCACACCAGCCCTACCGCAATCTATCCGGAGACACACGATGAAGCGAAACGCCAACCCGGCGGCGACCGTTACTGCCTGGAATTCCGCATACCCCGTCGGCACCGAGGTCGACTACCGATTCCATCGCGGCGCGGCGCCGAAGCGCACCCGTACCACTACTGAAGCCCAGATCCTCGGCGGACACACCGCTGTCGTCTGGCTCGCCGGAGTGTCCGGTTGCGTTGCCCTTTCCCACTGCGAGCCGGCCTGAGCCCGCACGTCCAGCATCCTGAACGGAGTCACACCATGCTGATCTTGACCAGAAGACCCGGCCAAACCCTGCATATCGGCGACAACATCACCATCACGGTCCTCGGCAGCCAAGGCGACCAGGTGCGCCTCGGCATCACCGCCCCGGACGACGTCGCCATTCACCGCTCCGAGATCTACCAGCAGATCGGCAACGTCCGTCCGGTGCCGCCGGCGGAGTTGGTCGAGGCCTGGAACCGAGAGCACCCGGCGCCAGCGCTGATCGAGTACCGCCCGTACCGAGGGGCCGAACCACAGCGCACCCGCACCGTCGGCCGGGCCAGCGTGTCGCTTGGCGGGGCGGCGGTTATCTGGATCGAAGGCCAGTCGGCGCCGGTGGCGTTGCGGGCCTGCACCGCGATCTCCTGACTTCGGCGCCTGGCCCATTGCCGGGCGTTTAACCCACGGCGAGCGCCCGCCGGTCCAACGGCGCGTACAACGGAGGACCTCACCATGTAGCCCAGCCTCAATCGGCAGATCGCCAACATGCGGTCGAGCCTGTACCCAACCGCTTTCACATAAGGCGGTGCATGTAAGTGGAGACAGGGCGCTTGGCGGCGCCCTTCTCTTTCCTGCTCCTGGCACGGCCAGGGCGCAGCGGAGAGTGGCCTGCTCGGCAGGCCACCGGGAGGTTGAACTATCCGGCGCTTCAGGTACGCCCTGGAGAGTGCGCGAAGACGAACCGCCAGGCCGCTCCCCGCTGCGCATGCAGCGTTCCCCCTCTTCGCCCGGCTCCGGCCGGGCTTTTTTCAACCCCCATTCGAGAGCACCCGCAACGGCGCCCCACCGGGCACGACTGCCGTGTGCCTGGGTGCTGCCGAATGCAGGTGAACCACGGAGCACACGCAATGATCGACCCACGAGCGAACAGCCCGGAGAAACTGGTGCCGCCGGCACCGCTGCCGCACGTAAGCCGCGGCGCGCTCAAGCGCATCAAGCATCCTCAGCCAATCCCCACCGGCTGCCCGCACTGCGGCGGTCTGGTCCGTCTGGTCAGCAACCGGGTGATCTACGGCCGAGAGTACGGCGACTGGCCGTATGCCTACGCCTGCACTGTCACGGGCTGCGGCGCTTACGTGGGCCTGCATCCCGACACCGACGTCCCATTGGGGACGCTGGCCGACAAGCCGCTGCGCGACGCTCGCAATCGCTGCAAGCGGCCATTCGAACGCATCTGGCGCGACAAGCTGATGACGCGCAGCCAGGCCTACGCCTGGCTCGCCGCCGAACTCCAGATCATGCCGCCCGAATGCCACTTCGGACTCTTCGACGTTGACCGGTGCGAGCGGGCCAAACGCATCTGCGACGAGTACCTGGAAGCGATCTACACCAGTTCGGCGAGGTGGGGGTGATGTGGACATACCGCGAGCGCCGCAACCGCGCGGCTTTCAGCAACGCGCAACTCGCTTACGACCGTGCCGTCGACCCGCTCTGGGACCAGCCGGAGCCGGAACCGGAGCACGAGGACGAAGAGCAGGAGGACGAAGATGGCATGGGCGAATGAGCGCGCAGAGGGCGTGATCGAGGAAGCGATCGTCGCTATGCGTCGGTCGGTGATCCCGCGCCACGACCAGTTGGTATGGCGCGGCCAGATCGAGATGGCCTACACGCTGGACGCCATCGGCACCCGGCAATACGACGACATGCGCCGGCGGCTCGACGCCGCAGCGGATGCGAGACAGCAGGAACTGAGGAGCATCGACCTATGACCACCCGCCCCGTTCGCTCGATCATCGACGACCAACTCGACGATATCGAAGAGTTTGCCGGAAAGAGCATCCGCCAGGCCGTCGAGTTGGCCAACCGCCACGGCTACAACAACCCGTTCTTCGCCGACATATGCGGCGACCTCTGCGTTCTGCGCTTCCGGCGCAGCTCCCGCCTTCACGCGACAACCACCCTCACCCTGAAATGAGACCAGCCCCATGACTGCAGCTCTCGCATCGGTCGGCGCGCTCGACCGCATCAAGTACCTCGGCGGCCAACAGAGTAAGCGCGTTCCACTGCTCAACGAGGGCTTGGTTCGCCATCTCTACGAATCGGGCATGACGATCGAAGAAGTATCCGCCGAGATCGGATGTACCTGCCGTGCCCTTCGGCTCTTCATGATCCGTTGCGGCATAGAGCGGCGCATAGCTGCGAAGCGAGATCAGCGCGGAGCGAAGAACAGTAGCTGGCGGGGCGAGGCGGTCAAGTACAAGCCGGCCCACAACAGGGTCTATGCCGCGCGGGGCCGCCCCATGAAGTGCGAGCACTGCGGGACCACCGACCCAAAGGCCAGGTTCGAGTGGGCCAACGTTAGTGGAAGGCACCACGACCCAAACGACTACATCCGTCTTTGCAGATCATGCCATTGCAAGTACGACGGCCTCTTGAAGAACCTCGGAGATTACGCCTGTGTCCCTCCTCAAAATCGCACCTGAACATCATGATAGGAGCAAGCTGCTAGGCGGCTCCGATGTCGCCGGCATCCTCGGCATCAGCCCCTGGCGCACTCCGTTGGACGTGTACCTGGATAAGGTCCAGCCGCGCACCGGTCCCGTCGACCCGGCGAAGCAGAAGATTTTCACCCGTGGCCAGCGGATGGAGCCCTACGTCATCGACCTGCTGGCCGAAGAGACCGGCCTGAAGATCGTCGGCCGCGGTAACCGCTACCGCGACCAGCAGCACGACTTCATGGCCGCCGAGATCGACGCCGAGGCCGCCAGCGGCGAAAACATCGAGATCAAGACGGTCAGCCCATTCAAGGCAAAGGACTGGGGTGAGGTTCAGACCGATGCCATTCCAGTCCACTACACCGCCCAGGCCATGCACGGCCTGATGGTCACCGGCCGCCAGGTCTGCATCTTCGGCGTGCTGATCGGCGGCGACGACTTCCGCGTGTACCGCGTCGAGCGGGACGACGAAACCATCGCGGCGATTCGCGAGAAGGAGGTCGAGTTCTGGGGACGCATCCAGCGCCTGGATCCGCCCGAAGCAACCGCTGTCAGCGACATCCTCCGGCTGTTCGAGCGTGACGCCGGAACCAGCATCGAGGCCGATGGCAAGGTCGTGGAGGTGTTCAACCGCCTGCGCGAACTGAAAGCCAAGGCCAAGGGCCTGGAGTACGAGATCGAGTCCGCAGAGGAGCGCATCAAGCTCTTCATGCAGGACCACGCCCAACTCACGGTCAACGGCAAGTCGGTACTGACGTGGAAGTCCCAGACCACCAACCGCTTCGACCAATCCGCCTTCAAGGAAGCCCACCCCGCGCTGTTCGAGCAGTTCAAGAAGACCAGCGAATCCCGCGTTTTCCGCCTCAAGTAACCGGAGCCCAGCATGTCCGCAACCGCCCTGAAAGCCGCCGCGACCGGCAATGTCGCCAACAACGGTCAGCCGAAAACGCTGGCCCACCTGATGACCGACCCGAAGATCAAAGGCCAGATAGCCCTGGCGCTTCCGAAGCACATGACCGCCGACCGACTCGCGCGCATCGCGCTGACCGAGATCCGCAAAGTACCGGCCCTGGCGAAGTGCAATCAGGAGAGTTTCCTCGGCGCCGTGATGCAATGCGCGCAGCTCGGCCTGGAACCGGGTAACGCTCTCGGCCATGCCTACCTGCTGCCGTTCGGCAACGGCAAGGCGAAAGATGGCCTGTCGAACGTCCAGTTGATCATCGGCTACCGCGGGATGATTGACCTTGCCCGGCGCTCCGGCCAGATCGTTTCGCTCACCGCGCGCACCGTGCACCAGAACGACCAGTTCAGCTATCGCTACGGCCTCGACGAAGACGTCCAGCACGTTCCGGGAGAAGGTGAACGCGGCGTCATGACCCACGTCTACGCGGTCGCCAAGCTGAAGGACGGCGGCGTGCAATTCGAGGTCATGAGCAAGGCCGACGTCGACAAAGTACGCGCCACCAGCAAGGCATCCGGAAACGGGCCTTGGGTCACCCACTACGAAGAGATGGCCAAGAAGACCGTCATCCGCCGGCTGTTCAAGTACCTGCCGGTCAGCATCGAGTTGCAGACCGCAGTCACCCTGGACGAACGCGCCGACGCCGGATTGGACCAGGACAACGCGTCCATCCTCACCGGCGAATACAGCGTTGTTGACGACCAGGTCCCGGACGGCGTGAACACCGAGACGGGCGAAATCACCGAACCCGCCCCGGGCCAGCAGTCGGACACCGGCGACACCGGCACCGACGAGCTCAATCTCGAGTAACCGGCCATGCCCAGCCTCACTGTCCTTGAGCGGTACGGCCAGGTCGGGGAGTTCGCCGCGCTACTCGGCGCGGCCGAGCTCAACGCCGCTACGGACTGGGACGAGCAGTTCCTGGCCGACCTCCGCAGCAACTTCCAGCGCTACGGCGCCCACACCTACCTCAGCGACGCCCAACTCGAGCAGTTGGAGCGGATTGCCAACGAATAGGACCCTTCTCGATGAGCAACAACCCGCACTTCATGAACATGACCGCCGACACGCTCGGCAAAAGCTTGCTGCAGGGACTGATCCAGGAAATCCGGATCATGCCGGACTGCTGGCAGAAGCTTCCCGAGGCCAAGCAGCAGGACATCATCGACCGCCTGGAGCGCCAGGTACGGAACGCCGCCACCATCGCGGTCCACACCATTGCCGGCAGCGACCGCGACACGGTCTACGGCAAGCTCGAATCCTTCACCGCCAAGGACAAGGTGAAAGCGGTCTTCACCGTGAGCCCCAGCAGCCCGAACCAGGAGCAACTCTTTGGTGCTGTGCACCAGGACTGTCTACTGATCATCGGCGGCGCCGCTGAGTTCCTCGACGGCATGAAGGATGTGAAGGCCGATCCGGACCAGAACCCGCTGGACCTGAATGGCGGCGACCACGAAATGGAGGTCGACGGCGCCTGGGGCGGCGAGCAGCAGCCCGACGATGATGTCGTGGATGCCGAGTTCCAAGAGCTGCCGCAACTCACCGTCGAGCGCTTCGCCGGCCACACCCTGGGCGAGATCGCCATCGGCGTCGCCACCAAGAAGGACGTGTTCGACGCGGCCTGGCTGCAATCGCGCTTCGCTCTCACCACCGAGGAAGCCGAGCGCGTCGTTCTCCAACTGCTGGACCAGGGCGTCATCGTGCTCGAGCAGGAGAACGAGGAATCCCGCGAGTTGAACACTTACCGCGTCGTCAAGAAGCCGGGGGATATCGCCCTCGACCTGGAGTGAGCCATGCGCATCACGAAACTCGAAATCACCAACTTCCAAGGGCTGCGTCATGCGGCCCTTGATGTTTCTGCGCCGGTGCTCCTGGTGGCCGGCCACAACGGCGCCGGCAAGAGTTCGCTGCTCGACGCCATCAGCCACGCCTTCACCGGTAAGCCCGGCCGCGTTGCGCAGAAGCAGCATATCGGCCAACTGATCACCGAGGGCGCCAAGAAAGGGGAGGCCCGCGTCGAGTGGCTGGACGATGCCGGCGAGGTGCAGGCCTGCGGGGTCGCGCTGCCCAGCGGCAAAGGCTCCCCGCTCGCCGACTCGCCGTTCCTGCCATACGTGCTCGACGCCAGCCTGTTTGCCGGCCTGAAGGCGGATGATCGCCGCAAGCTGCTGCTCAGTCTGACCGGCGCCAGCGCCAGCCCAGCCGAGGTCGGCAAGCGCCTGAAGGCCAAGGGCATCGACCTGGCGCTGTTCGAGAAGGTGAAGCCCCTGCTCCGTTCCGGGTTCTCCGCCATGGTCGGCCAGGCAAAGGACTACGCCAGCGAGGCGCGCGGCGCCTGGAAGGCAATCACCGGCGAGAACTACGGCAGCGAGAAGGCGAACGGGTGGGAGCCGGAGGCGCCGCCGGTCATCGTCAGCGAGGAGGAACTGGAATCGGCGCGCGCGGAACTGCGAGCCACCGCCCAAGACCTGGACGAGGCCCAGCAGACCCTGGGCTCCAGCAAGCGCGCCCACGCCGACGCCCAGTCCCGCGCCAGCCGCATCACCGCTCTCCGCGAGACCGCAGCGCTGGCCGACCGCCGGCGCAACAAGCTGGCCACCGACGAGGCCAATCAGGACGAATGGTCGGAGAAGGTGATGGCAGCCGAGGTCGCCGCCAGCGGCGAGCCCGCCCATCAGCCGCTGACCTGCCCTCATTGCCAGGGCGCCGTGGACCTGCAGGCCGGCCAGTTGGTCGCGCACCAGCCACCGGCGAAGGTTGCCGATCCCGAGGCGGCGAAACGCCTGGAGGAGTACCGCGGGTATCTTGCCAGCGCTCAGCGGGCCGTCGCCAACAGCCAGCGGGACCTGAAGGAGAGCGAGGCCGCCGCCGCGCAGGCCGCCGCTCTGGAAGCCGAAACCGCTCAGGCGCCCAGCGCCGAGGCGATCGCCAACGGCGAACAGGCGATCAACGAACTGCGCCAGGCGCGTGATCGGCAGCAGGCCAAGGTGCAGTCGCTGCAGGAAGCGTTCAATGCTGCCGCCCAGCGCCAGGACGTCATCAAGCAGGCCGCCGGATTCCACGCCGAGGTCTGCGCCTGGAGCGCCCTGGCCGATGCCCTTTCCCCCACGGGCATCCCGGCGGAGATCCTGGCCGATGCGATCGGACCGGTGAACGAGCTGCTGCAGCGCCTATCCGGCACCGCCGGCTGGTCGCCCGTGCAGATCAGCGCCGACATCGACGTCACGTTCGGCGGCCGGCTGTACGGCCTGCTGTCCGAATCGGAGCGCTGGCGGTGCGACGCGACGCTGGCCCTGGCCATCGCGACGATCTCCGGCCTGCGCCTGGCGTTGCTGGATCGCCTCGACGTGTTGGACCTGCCGAGTCGTAGCCAGGCCCTGACACTGCTGCGCGCCGTGACCATGGACAAGGAAATCGACTCGGTGATCGTCGCCGGCACGCTCAAGGAGGCGATGGCGAAGACGCCGACCTGGCTACAAGCGGTCTGGATCGACGCCGGGCAACTCGTCGACCAGCAGCAACAGGCTGCGGCCTGACCCTACCTCAAGGCGGACTCGGATGTCCGCCTCTACCTCTGGAGGGCCCATGAAGCCCATCATCTTCGACACCGAAACCACCGGCACCGACCACAAGACCGACCAGATCATCGAGGCGGCCTGGCTGGAGCTTCCCGAGTTCCCTCACCAGTTCGCGGCGCTCCAACCGGTGGAGTTCCCGCACTACCACGAACGCTTCAAGCCCAACGTGCCGATCAGCCTTGGAGCCCAGGCCGTGCACCACATCATTTGCCAGGACCTGGTCGGCTGCCGCGAGTCGAAGGAGTTCGCCCTGCCCGCCGGCCCGCTCCTGATGATCGGCCACAATGTCGACTTCGACTGGCGCATGGCCGGCGAGAACCCCGACATCAAACGAATCTGCACCCTCGCGCTGAGCCGCTTCCTGTTCCCGGACAAGGACAGCCATACCCAGTCGGCCATGATGTACCTGATCGCGCGGCGCAACGGCCGGGAGGCTCAGGCCCGCGAACTGCTGCGCAATGCCCATGCCGCGCTCGACGACGTCCGCAACTGCGCTATCGTCCTCCGCTTCCTGCTGGAGGTAGCGATGGACGCCGGGCACGCGGCTGACACCTGGGAAGAGGTCCATGCGCTGAGCGAGAAAGCACGCATCCCGACCGTCATGCCTTACGGCAAGCACAAAGGCACGCCGATCAACCAAGTCCCGAACGACTACAAAGCCTGGTTGCTGCGCCAACCCGACGTCGATCCATACCTGGTCCAGGCCCTGCGCCAGCGGTAGCCACTCCACTTCAGCGCCCCACCCGGGGCGCTTTCTCTCCCAGAAAGCACGCACCGGACGCCGCCCTGTGGGCGATTCAACCATGCCTCGTGGGCCGCCCTGTCAGGCAGGGCGGCGTCCAGTGCCTGTTCACGGAGTGCTGACGTACTTCTAGCGGGTCGCGTACAGCCTAACGACTCTGGGTGTTGAGAACCTCATAGTTACCATCTGCATGCGCCTTGGTTACCCAAGCGTTCTTTGTCGACCTGGCTTGAGCCTTGGATCCGCTCAAAGTTTGGACCACTCGTCCCACGGCCTTCGATGCAACAAGTGCAGCGCTTTCAACCTTGGTCGGAGAACCCCGATAGCCTGCGGCAGACCGAAAATGATTGAGGATGATGTCTTGTTGATAAGCAGGTGTTTGCTCTCCACCGATTGTTGATGCACCCACCGTCTCATACCGGTAATAGACCTTGGTGTCATCGAACACGATCTCGACGATTCTGAAGTCAGGCATCTCTCCTCCTTGATCCGGCCCCATGCCGGGCCTTCCAAATCTAACTCCAACGACATCACTGCGCCATCACGCATAGCGCAGTGCGTCCTCACGTTCGCGAAAAGGAACCCGCCGCATGATCAAGCGCACCCTCTACCATTTCCACTTCTGCTGCGGCCTGGGCGGCGGTGCCGCCGGTTTCAACCGGGCGCGCCCGCGGGTCGGCAACGTCGAGGCCGAATGGGTCTGCCTCGGCGGGATCGACGTGGACCCGGCCGGATTGCGCGACTTCGAGCGCCTGGCCGGTGTCCCGGGCACCCTGCTGGACCTCTTCACCCGCGACCAGTACGTGCGGTTCCACGGCAAGGAGCCGCCGACAGGCTGGCGGGAGGCAACCCCGGAGGACATCCGCCGCGCCGCCGGCGGGCGCCGACCGGATGCGGTGTTCATCAGCTCGCCCTGCAAGGGCGCCTCTGGCCTCCTCTCCGAGAAGATGAGCCTGACCCCGAAGTACCAGGCGCTGAACGAGTTGACGCTGCGCTGCATCTGGCTCATGGGCGAGGCATGGGCTGATGACCCGGTGCCGCTGATCGTCTTTGAGAACGTCCCACGCCTTGCCAGCCGCGGCCGACACCTGCTGGACCAGATCAATAGCCTGCTCGGCGGCTTCGGCTACGCCGTGGCGGAAACTACTCACGACTGCGGCGAACTCGGCGGCCTTGCGCAGAGCCGCAAGCGCTTCCTGCTTGTCGCCCGCCACGTCGAGAAAGTGCCCCCGTTCCTGTACGAGCCGGAGAAGAAGAGCCTGCGCGCCGTCGGCGACATCCTCGGCCGCATGCCGCTGCCCGGCGACATCGATGCTGCGGGGCCAATGCACCGCATCCCATCGCTGCACTGGAAGACCTGGGTGCGCCTGGCCTTGGTAGAGGCCGGCAGCGACTGGCGGAGCCTGAACAAGCTGGCGATCGAGGACGGCTACCTGCGCGATCTGATCATCGTGCCGGAGTACCACCGGGGCGTCCTGGGCGTGAATCACTGGGGCGATTCGTGTGGCGTTGTCGCCGGCGCGAGCCGCCCGATGAACGGGCGGTTCTCAGTCGCGGATCCTCGCGCGCCGGCAAACGCCCTGCAGTACCAGCAGTACGGCGTGCGCCGCTGGACTGACACCTCGGGCGCCATCATCGGAGTCAAGTCGCCCGGCCAGGGCACGTACTCCGTCGCCGATCCCCGCGGCCAGAGTTTCGGCAAGTACCCGGTCACCGACTGGGACGGTCCGTCCGGCACCGTGATCGCGGCCAGTACTACCGGCCAGGGCGCATTCGCCGTTGCTGATCCGCGCCCTTCCGTGGCGTGGCACAAGAACGTGTTCCGCGTGGTCAGCATGGACCAGCACGCCGGAACGGTGACCACCGGCCACGGGCCCAGTTCCGGCGGCCAGGCCGTGGCCGATCCGCGCTACAGCAACTGGCACCCCGGCGCCAGCAGCAGGAAGCTCAACGTAGTGCCTTGGGAAGGCACCGCCGGCACCGTCACCGGCTCCCAGCAGGTGGCCAGCGGCGCGCTGTCGATCGCTGATCCGCGCGTGCTCGATCGCACCAAGGGCGACGCCTACCTGACCGGCGGGCACTACGGTGTCGTCGGGTTCGACCAGTCCGCCGGCGCAGTATCCGCCAGCGCGCGGCACGACAATGGCCGGTGGAGCGTCGCCGACCCGCGCATGCCGGCGGCGAACGACCGGCTCACCTGCATCATCCAGTCGCTGGACGGCACCTGGCACCGGCCCTTCACCACCCTGGAGCTGGCCGCGCTGCAGAGCCTGGTGGACCCGGAAGAACAGTTGATCCTCGACGGCCTGAGCGACAGCGACTGGCGCGAGCGCATCGGCAACGCCGTACCGCCGGCCGCGGCCGAGGCCATCGCCGGCGTGATGGGCACCACCCTGCTGCTGGCCGAGCAGGGCGAAACCTTCATGCTCAGCAATACGCCGATCTGGGTGCGCCCAGTCGCGGTGGCGCTGAGCGTCGCGCAACAGGAGGCGCAACCGTGAACACCGAACAGTTCATCCGTGACTCGGCCGCGCGCGGGCTTTCCCGGCGCGCCACCATGCACGCGCTCGGCCTGGGCCCCTGGAAGTTCCGGGAGCTGCTGACCCTGATGCCGGAGATCACCTGGCCAGCACGCGGATGCTCAGCCGACCACCAGCGTGCGAACGAGCAGAAGCGCGGACGCTGCACGCCGGCGCAGGCCGCAGCGCTGGAGCGCGCGCACGAACGCTGGAGCGAGAGCCGACGATTAACCGTCGACGGCGTGACCGGGACCATCGCCGAGCTGGTGGAGCACTTCCAGAGCCCGGTCCACGCAACGACCGTCCGCCGCCGCGTCGCCGCCGGCATGAGCCTGCGCGACGCCCTCACCACCCCGCGCCAGCAGCCCAAGCCCGGGCGCAGGCATCCCTGGAACCGCTCGAAGCAGGAGCACGCACTCTCCAACTGATCAGTGCCACCAATTGTTGGCTATGCACGCCGTGCGCACTTTGCCGCGATGCCCGAATCAATCAACGGGATTTCACCGCTACCTACCTGCCTAGCGAGCCACTCCCTGGTTATGTCGGTATCAAGACGAAACTCATTGTTCTCGAGGCACTGCAATGCTGTCCGCGTAATCCTGTACGACCCGCAGTTTGGGCAGCCAACCAAGATCGCGTCCGGAACATTGCTGTCCGTCGATTCTGCGCCGCAGATGAAGCAGTCCATAGGTCCCTCCCTCCCCGGCCATTCGCCGGTCCAATGAACCTAGTCCACTCAATTGCATTTCGCCATCAGGCGAGAGGTATTCCCTATGTCCGCAGAAAAGCCGCGGGAGCGGCCAATCCTGTTCAACGACCAGATGGTCCGCGCCATCCTGGAAGGTAGGAAGACGGTCACGCGCCGAGTGGTGAAGCCGCAGCCCGACTTCCTCGGCTCAATGGTCGATCCCAATACGCCATTCAAGACGCTTGATGCCGGCCTGCACGCACGCATCACCTGCCCCTACGGCGAGCCCGGCGACCGGTTGTGGGTGCGGGAAGCATGGCAAGGGCCGCTGATTTCCGATGAGGAACAGGCCGCCAACCAGTCATGGTGGAAGGACATGACGAAGTTCCAGAACCCAGGGCACTGCGCCTATCGCGCCAGCGGCGACGACAACGAATACGTCGATCCAGACGGCTACTTCCACTGCAAATGGAAGCCAAGTATCCACATGCCCCGCTGGGCCTCCCGCATCCTGCTGGAGCTCACCGCCGTTCGCGTAGAACGACTGCAGGACATCAGCGAGGAGCAGGCACGGGCCGAGGGATATCCCGCCGAGCGCGAATGCGAAACGGGCGGTAGTGGCTTGGATGCTTGGCTCTGGTTCCGCTCCCTTTGGGGAGAGATCAACGGCCCAGAGGCTTTCACCGCCAATCCCTGGGTCTGGGTCATCGAGTTCAAGCGGGTGACGCCGTGAACCGCCCCATCTACTGCCGCACTACAGGCCAGCGCATCGGGCAATGCAACTGCATCCGGTGCCGGCCTCCCGAGGAAACGCCATGCACACCCTCAACCTGACCGCCATGTTCATCGACGGCGAGGATGGCCAGCGCCTGGCCGAGGTCAACGGCCTCCCACGCCTCGGCGCCCTGCTCTCCTCATCTCAACTGCGACAGCTCGCGCGACAACTGAACGAGATCGCAAACGACGCAGACCAGGGCGCCAGCGGTGAGCACTGCTACACGGCACCACCATACGGAGCCTGCCCGCAATGTCATTCGACGAAAACGCCGCATACCGCCGCATAAACGCCCTCTGCTCTCCCGCGCCAGCACGCTACCTGCACATTCCCACCGGCATTCACTGGGTCGTCATCGACAGCCTGGGCAATGTCCTGCAACTCGAAAACATCGAGCGCCGGCGCCGACTGATAACTGTTTCTGACCTCGAAACCGAGGCCTGGAGAAAGCTCCCATGAACAAAGCAAATGAATGCACCTGCCCTTCTGGCGACGGCTCCCTCGTCCATCCGTGCCCGGCACATCCTGCGGTAGATCAGGCAGGCGGGGATGAGCGCGCGGCGTTCGATGCGTACCGTGACCGCCGAAACGCACTGCTTGAGTCCGAGGGGCACAAACCGGGTAGCAAATGGCACGTAACCAACGCCCATTACCCCACATGGGAGGCTAGTCGCGCCGCCCTGGCGCAACCATCCCAGAAGTGCGCGACCTGCAACGGCACCGGGCTTATCGATGACGGTGAAATTACCTGCTCAGAAGGTGGCATTCCCTACGAAAACGGCCCTGTGAAGTGCGTGAAGGATTGCCCGGACTGCAAAGCGCAACCCTCCCCGGCGCCGGAGCTGGAGCGGCCGGAGGGGGTGGCTTATCTGTTCGTCAAACCGGATGGAACACTGTCCATGGATGCCGTCAGACATAAGCCGTCGCAACCCGCCGTTGCGGTCATGACCGTCGCCCAGCACGACCGCATCGTCGGGGAGCTGCGGTCGGATCGCGATTCGTGGGCAGAGCAGGCAGAGCAGCGCCTCGCGGACTGGGATGAAATGCGTAAAGAGCGCGACGCCGCCCTGGCCAGGGTCGCGGAGCTGGAGAGGCAGGAGCCGGTAGCTCTCGCCAATCGGGGCCTTCATGCCTTCTGGGTGAAGTGGACGGAGGCCGCCGCCGGGCTCTACGGCCCAGGCATCAAGCTCTACGCCGCCCCTGTAGTCCAGGCTCAGCAACTCCACGACCTGGACAAACAGTGTCGCGATGACGTGGCGCGTGCGCTCGGTTTGCGTCCGAACCAAGAGCGCGGTTTCGCATGGTCATATCTGCTGGCGTCGATCAAGTCATGCGTGAAGGCCTCCGAAGATAGCGCCCAGGCTCAGCACAGCGTGCCGGAGGTGTCAGGGATCGGACGAGACTTCGCCTATCCGCGCTCCGTAGTTCTGTACCTGCGCACAGAGCCGACCGACGACGACCTGCGAGCCATCCATGATGGTCTGCGATCTCTCGCCGCCGCGCCCGGCAAGGAAGTGCCGCAGGCATGGCTCGACGTTCAAGCCGAGCGACGCCGGCAGGTCGAGGCCGAGGGCTGGACACCGGAGCACGACGACCTCTATTGCGCCGCCGAACTTCCGCGAGCCGCAGCGGCATACATCCTCAACGGAGCCAACGACGAGGCGCCAGCTATCTGGCCGTTCTCGGCGAAGTGGTGGAAGCCGAGAGACGCGCGATCCAACTACGTGCGTGCCAGCGCCTTGATCCTGGCCGAGATCGAGCGCCTGGACCGCGCCGCGCCCGGCAAGGAGGGGAACGATGACTGAATGGCGCGAAGTGGTTGGTTATGAAGGACTATACCGAGTATCAGAGCATGGCGAAGTCATCGGGGTTATACGCAAAAAGATCAAAAAGCAATTCCCCAATACTAGCGGATACATGTCAGTAGGTCTGTGCGCCAATGGCAGGCAGAAGAACACCACGGTCCACAAAATTGTGGCCTTGGCGTTCCTAGATAAGGCCTTCGAGTCGCTAGAAGTAAATCACATAGACGGAGATAAGCTAAATAATCATCACTCAAATCTAGAATGGGTTACGCGCTTGGAAAATCTAAATCATGCAAAAAAGATGGGGCTTCTTAGAGAGTCCACCAAGGTAGTCGCAATGCCCATAGACGGCTCGGTTGGATATTTCTTCGTATCCATCAATCAAGCCGTTAAGAGTGGATTTAATAACGGAAACATTTACAACTCCATAAACGGGAAATCCCCAAATCACAAAGGCTTCAATTGGGCGAAAGTGCCTAGTGAAATGCAGATAGGTGAACAGCCATGACCGAAGAAGAACATGATGCCAAGCTGCGCGCCGAGGCCCAGGCGCTAAGGGAGGAAGTAGAGCGCGGCAATCGAATTACCGTCGCCATGGCACTGGACATCTCGGCGGTCGGAGAGGCGCTTGGCATTCCAGGCGAGGAACAGGAAGGCGGGACCGGCGAGTTCATCGATCTAATCCGCGAGCTACAGAAGGAAGTCGCAGCACTGCGCGCAAGGGTGGTGGTTGTGCCGGAGCGAAAACTCCTAAATGCCGGAGTCCCAGGGCTGAATCGTAATAGCGGCTGGAACGCCTGCCTCGACGAACTTGCGCGCCTCAACGGCCTGACGGTAAGCGAATCAGCGCTCGAGACGCTGCGCCGGTCCGCTACCGGGAAAGTCATGCACCTGAATAACGGACTGTGCCCCGATGCCTTTGAGGGGCACGAAGCACGCGATCCGGACTGCCCGGTGTGCAGAGCGCTGATCGAGACGGGAAAGGAGAGCAACAATGTCTGAACTAAAACCGTGCCCGTTCTGCGGATGTTCGATGCGCCTAGAGAGCAACCGAGACTGGCATAGGATCGTAGGCGATCACGCTTTAGAGTGCGCCTTCACGGACAGCGAAACAATGGTGGTGCCGGCAACAAAAGAGCAGCGTGATATTGCTGTCTCCGACTGGAACGCCCGAGCCGTACCCGCAGGTCATGTAGTGGTAAGCGAGGATCTGCTGCGGAGCATAGAGCGGGAGTGCAGGCGGGAAAGCGACTGGAATTGCGAAAACGTTCCAGCAGGGACGAACGCAGCTACGACACGCGCGAAGAAGATGATCGAAATCGCGAACCAACTCCGCGCCCTGCTGAGCGAGCAGGGTGGACGAAACTGTCAAGTTTTCCTTGACGGTTGCAATTCCTATGACGCCAACGAAACGGAGACGAGCGCGTGAACTACACACCGAAGTGCCTGAAAAACCTGCCTCGCCAACAGAAGCCCGAGACGCGATCGAAGCGCAGAAAGGAAGCTCGCGAAATTGCCGAACTGACGATCATTGAATGCATTCAGCGACTCCAGGCCGCACGCCGAGCAAAGCCAAAGGACTGGGAGCGAGGCTACAACAGCGCAATCACAACGCTCGAGCTATTCCTTCAGGAAATTAAAGAGAAGCGCTGGATAGGAACAGAAGGGCGAGTTGTAAACCGATAGTTTACAACTGTGCCAGCCCCCATCCCCAGCATCTATACGCGCCTAACCCGTCACCCTCGCCCAGCATAAACCAACGCATCCGCCCCCGGAGGACCAACCGTGGACAACGACAACGAAACCATATTGGCAGTGATAGTCATCGTTCTCTTCGTCCTGGGAATCTTCCGGGTCGTCGGGGATATGCAGGAACTCTACAGGCAGACCGAGTTGAAAGGACAGGAGTTGAGCAGATGGAGCAAGCAATGAGAGAAGAGTTTGAAGCGTGGGCTACCAAGCACCGTATGCCGATTCATCGCGACGGTGTTGTCACCGACTATGCAGCCAGATGCACAGATGAATGCTGGCAAGCCTGGAAAGCCAGCCGCGCGGCTCTGAGGGTGGAGCTGCCGGAGCGTCGCGATCCGTTGAACTGGACCGGAGACGATGAGAACCCAAGATCTGCCGGCTTCAACGACTGCCTTGAGCGAGTGACCGAAGCCCTCCAGCAAGCCGGAATCGAGGTGAAGCATGGCTGACCATCCTATCGACGACAGAGTGCTCGAGCATCTCCGCAAAATTCAGGGCTCTACTGCATGGGCTATGCGTCACGCCATCGGCGAAGACAGGCCGACCATCAGCAAGGCTTTGAATAGGCTAAAGCGCAAGGGCCTCGTTGAATGCAACGGCACACCCTACTGGGTAGCAACTGGACTTCGAGGTACGCACGCATGACCGACCACGCAGAGCTGCGGAGGCTGGCTGAGGCATGCGACGTGTCTCGCTGCGCCGACGAAGGAGAAGAGCGTAGAAGGCTACACGATTTCTACGATTGCATTGAGCCTGAGCTGATCCTATCCATGCTAAACGAGATCGCCGAGAACGATTCGGTGGTTGCAGTTTGGAGGGGACGGACGCAGCGTACTGAGGAAGAGCGGGACAGGCTCAAGGCGGAGAACGAAAGGCTGCTCGACGAACTATCCGCATGCACCGAGCATCCAGGCGGATGTGGGTATTGGCGCGAGGCCGCCAAGCGTAGAGCGGAAGAGCGCGACCGGCTGAGGGACGAGAACGAGGTGCTGCGCAGGTTCGCTGCCGAGGCATATCAAGTGCTCGGCGCTCTGGACGCCCCAGAGAACGTTCTAGACAACGCTTCCGATGCAGCCAATGGACTTCCACTGCGACACGAAACACTACTGCCGTTCTTCGCTGAAGACTATGAGGCGCTGCGCAATGACGCCGCGCGCTACCGGTGGCTGCGAGAGCGAGACCTCGAAACGATCAGACAAGGCGGCGTATTCGCCGGGATGACACCTGAGAACATCGTACTCAACCAGGAAGACCTGGACGCTGCAATCGACGCAGCCCTGGAAGGAGCAACGCAATGAACGACCGCACACTACTCGAACTGGCGGCGCGGGCGGCGGGTTTACGCTCGCACTGGTTCTTCGGCGAAGGAGAAGGCCTTCAGGTCAGTAGGAAGAATGAAGGCCGCCGATTTAACTGGAACCCGCGCGATGACGATGGCGACGCGCTGAGGCTGGCGGTGAAGCTTCGCTTTGATATTTCGGTTGAACGTGAAATACAGGTTTCTTGGTGGCAAGGCGAATCCCTAGAGACTGTCACCTGGCCGCTTGGAGATGACCCATACGCGGCTGCGCGTTACGCCATCGTTCGCGCCGCCGCCGAGATCGGCAAGTCTATGGGAGGTGGGGAGTGAGCGAAGAGAAGGAACCAATCGCATGGCTCGTCGAATTCGAGAGCGGGGATGTTGAGCTTTGGCTCGCCAGCGAGTTCGATGGACATCCCGCGTTCGGTCGCTGGATCACTCCGCTCTATGCCGGCGAGACAGTAGATCAAGAACCGGAAGATCAATAAACCAGCCGGGCGCCACTAGCTCTCCCTGAGCTAACCCGACTGGGCGTCTAAATCCTACCATCATGCCATCCCCGGCAAGAGGTATTGCCTATGGAACCTGAAATCATCCATGTCCCAGAGCTTGCCAAGCTGCTGGGGCGCACAGAGTCATCAATACGCAGCGCTATCCAGGCGCGCCCCGACTGGTTACCCCCATACTTCAAGCAGGGCATACGGGTATGCTGGCGGCTAGAGAGCGTGCGCAAGTTTCTGCGCGACTACGAGGCTGGAGAACACAAGGCTCCGAAGGTGGGAAGGCCGAGGCGAGAACCTCCGAGGCTGGCCAAGGTCGGCTAGCCCAGCTTGTCGGCCAGGGCATGAGGCGAAAGGTGGGTGTAGCGTTTGAGCATGGCCAGTGTCTTGTGCCCTGTGATCGCCGCTACCTCCATCATAGAGAAACCCCGCTCAAAGAGGCGCGACGTGGCCTCATGTCGGAGGTCGTGGAAGGTAAGGCCAGTCACGCCCGCGGCCTCGCAAGCCTTGGGGAAGTAGTTGCTAACGGTGTTCGGTGCAAGGCTGAACACCTTGCCATCAATCCGCGCCGGAAGCGACCTGAGAAGTTCTCGAGCGCGTGAGGAAAGGGGGACCGACCGGCGTTCGCCATTCTTCGTGTCCTCCAGAACCGCAACCTTGTCGCGAATCTGTTCTCGGCGCAGCAGCAGAAGCTCAGATCTGCGCATGGCTGTGTCGGCTGCCAGTTCGATAATCACCGGGAGTTCAGGGTGAAGTTTGGCTGCTTCAGCATAAATCTTGCGTAGTTCTATGGTAGTGGGCCTGCGCTCACGCGCCCTGCTCCCCTTTGGCATACGCAGGTTCTTGCAGGGATTCGTCAGGCCTTCAAGCCTCCACTCCTTTGCCGCAATGGTATAGAGGTGGCTGATGATCGCCAGATCTAAACGAACGGTAGACGATGAGGCGCCATCCTTCAGTCGAGAGTCACGATACTCAGCAAGATCAGACGGAGTGATTTCTCCAAGCCCTTTAGCTGCCAGGGGATGTGCCAGCCATCTCCTGATTCGACCCCTTTCCTGGCTGGCCCCCTTCTTATGCTCAGAAATCTCCCTTTCGTATTGCTCTAAGGCCTTGCCTAGCGTGGTTCGCATGGCCGCCCTGGTGTCGACGAATCGAGAGCGCGACATATCGCCCTCGATCTCGGCTGCCCAGCGCTGGGCCTCCGCCTTTGTGTCGAAGGTAGCGGAAAGAGTTGGATGTCCTTTTCTGCGGATCTGTGCGCGCCAGGCGCTCCCGCGTTTTTCGAAGTAAGCCATGCGGCGAACTTTAGTGGGGGAATGGGGGAATGTCAC